GTCCGAGCGATGCTCAGATGCAGGTTCGAAAATATTCGAGCTAAGTCCCCAATCCCCGTATTAATAGGTTCATGGCTTAGCCTTATCATTTAAATCTACGATAAGATAAGTTAGAACAGGCAGTACCCACTTCTGTGGGCCTTACCTGCCCCTACAAGGCTGACGCATAGGGAGGTCCCAACGGATCCGATGATTTCATACTTGACCATGCCACAAGTGCATGACAACTCGTTTGTAATACAATCGGTTATCCATCTTGAGAGCCTTAGCCTACGATGGCTTCCCGAGACCTACTATTCACATAGGTAGAGTCCGGTAATGCCGTCCCGGTAGCCCGACACGGTTCAATCGAACCCGTCGGTTACTCCCCCACGTCACAAGCCTCTTCCAGGCTTACCCTTCTAGCTAGATACACTAGACTTAGTGGATCGGAAAATGCGTGAGTACGCGTTCCATCTACCCAAATCAGAGCTCACCACACTCACTGGTTTAACTCCAGCAGCGATATGCAATGACCGAGGCAGCGGTAGCGCACCAAGATTCTCTCGCAACTTAGCGAGATCCTCCCAAAGACCTTCGAGTGTGGTTATCTCTGCCACCTCTAGCTCTTCCACCTTGGCTCTCAAATCTCTTGCATCAGCGACAGTATCCAGAAAAGCCTCCCGATACACAGTCTCATTCAAGCTGTCGACCACCTCCTGCGGGACGGTGATCGCCATACTAGGATGAAAATATGTCCGGTCGGCTCCTCTAGGCGCTGTCCCATAGTGCTCTCGATCTCTATAAACTGTCCCCAAACGCTTCGCTTCCGAAACGAGAGGTTGCAATCGATCCAACATCTCGAGAAGAGCTTTCCGCTCATTCACGATCAGTTGGTTGAGAAGTGCATCCATCTTCGCCTTCGAAGTCTTGTAATAGCTACCTATTGTGCGCATAGATAACCATTGAACAAGCCCAGGAGAGGCTGGCATGGATGGAGAATAGAAAGCAACCAAGTAGTTTCTCAACCGCTTTGAGATTCTCCAAAGGTGAGCTGTTGCTCCTCCCTTGGCCCGATAACCAAACTTCAGGAAAGACAAATACTGTCCTAAAGTCATTTTATACTTCCGACAGAGCTCCATAAGTGCAGGCATGTTTTGCCTTGCAACCAGAAGCTCGGGCAGAGGTACCGCGCTCACGTCCTCTCCTCTTAGGAAAGTACGTTTCGCGAACTCGAGTCCCAATCCGGTCGTTGAAACCAAAGACTTATGCATCGATATCTGAACGCCTAATGCGGTCATCAATCGTACATACTCCTTTGCTACTTGGCGTCCCAAGATTACTACGTCATCACCTAAGACGGCGTAGTCTCGGTACCAAGACCAAATTCCGAAGCCCTTCTTGCATACGTTAAACCAGGCCCACTGCACTATGCAATGGTGAGTTAACGCTAACATGGCCCAGGAAGATAGGGCACCCATTGGTTGACCAGTTCTGTAATGAACTGAACCACCCTTCAACCCGAATTCATCTTTTCGAGTGTAAAGGTAGTCGCGGGCAACCAATAGACATCCCCATACTTCTGCTCCCCACGCCCCTAAAATAGGCGAGAGGAGCACTTTCTGGAAGACCAGCGGTAAACGATCCGTCGCGGACGACAAATCGAACGAGAACAACCCGAAGGTTTCTCGAGACAGTGCACGACCTCGTGATTTCCCCTTATGGGTATCACCAGGAGGCCGATT